GTCGTGCCAGTAGAGCCACTATGCGAATGACTACCGTCCGACGTGATACTAGCAGTATGAGAGTGCGAACCGCCGCTATTAGTTGTGCCGCTGTGGCTATGGTCGCCTGCACTCTGTGTAGTGCCGGAAAATGAATGGGCTGGCAAATTTTTAACGTCCAGCTTGACGCTATCTGCGCCCCCGGTACTGCCGGCGGAAATTGAATGTCCAGACGAACGAACGAAAGTACCCTCTTCCAGCAATTCCCAGGTAGTCCCAGGATAGCGCTTTACAGGGTTGTCGCCGTCTAGTGTGATAATCGTGTCTCCAACATGAGGCATGAACATGTCGCGTATAGAAGCGATTAGCGCGTCGATTGTCTCAACATTTTTATTGAACACGTCAACATCGTATGTCTCTTCCTGCAACGGCATGATCAGACTGTAATTTTTTGTCATATTAGCCATTTTATAACGGATCCTCCCTTAATGATTTGTGACTATATGCTTTCATATCTCCATGCGTAAATTTGGATTTTAAGTCTTTATGACGGTTGTAATTCAGCGTCACAGTCAGCCCGATGTTCATGGGTACGACGGTTTCCAGCATGTTTTTTGTCTGCTCCAGCTGTGCTTTGACGCCTAGGTTGACCTTGACTGTCAATGCATAGTTGGTATAGTCTCTATCGATAACATAGCCGCCGGATCCGCAAATCGATGTGAGCATTTCTTCCAGTTTTCGGTCCGTAAATGGCCTCGACCCGCGTAACAGCAGCAGGATGCGAAAACGGCGGTCTGCCCATGTCTCCGTGGTATCCGGTATAACACCGAATATATTTTCCCATGGCGACAGCCCATGCTCCGTAGCAGTTGAAATAAACTGATTGTATAGCACTTCGACCATGCTGTCCCATAATGTCGATAATTCTGAATTTTCGGAACGGCATACTGCGATAATCGCATTACATTTATCGGTGACTGCCGGCAAATATCGTGTAATATCGATATCGCGTGACAGGTTTTCGCCCTCGACAACGATAAAAAATGTAGGTGGAACGATGGTATCCGTATAGCCATTGACTGCGACTAATTCCAGGTCATACGTGTAATAGCCCGGGGCGATGTTTGTATCCCCGACGTCCAGCGTAACAGTGCCGTCAGATACAGTTTTTTGAATAACGTAATTACGACTATCAACCGACTCTTTTACAGTGAAAATAATTTGACAGTCGTCCGGCGGTGTATATGCTTTCCCATTGCTCATATAGATTTCAACGGGTAAAACGCACGCCTCTTTATTCTTGATAGTAATAATGTTTTGCGCTATCGTTGCCATTTTACGACGCCTCCGTTACTGTCAGCGTGCCTAAAATCGGGACGTCTTCACTGCCCAGGACAACTTTATCCGTGCTGTCATTGGCTTTGACACTGCTGATATCAGCAATCCCGTTTGCCTTCAGCAACGCAACTATCAACATAGAAGTTCGCACTGTCAGGTACTCTTTTTCAGACTCTTTGCACCATGTTTGCCGCAATTCTTTGAAGTAATTGTCAAGCGCGGTTTGGGCATGCTGCTTGGCGGTATCTAATGACACTCCGGTTGTCAGAACAACCGATGCATCGACGTTGATAACCGTACTACCGGCCGCTTTGACGGTGACAGTATGTCCGATAGGAGCAACCCCGTATCCCTGGCCGCTTGAATCTGTCGGGTCAATCGTTTGCTGTAACTCGTCGATAAAATCCGCGTTCGGCGGGTCATAGTTGCTGTCCAGGACTGCGCATTTTACTGTTCCGCCACCATTCCAACAGCGATATACTTTAACGCCGCCGACGCCGTCTAGCGAACAAACTTTTTCGCGGTAGTCATCGCCGTTGCCGCCGTATGCCTGCGACTTTACAGCGGCAAAATACCGCTGGCGGAATGTTTCCGTGTCCTCCTCGTCTTCCCCCGGTACGATAACATCCGTAATGGTTGCCGATGTGAGGCCCGATATAGTGCTAATAGGTGTAATTGGTCCTTCGCATAGATTTCCGGCCGTACCGGGCGTGTCACACGTCATTTTATACGTATGATCTTTATCACTAATCAGGCTAGTAACCGTAAAATTTATTTTCCCCGAGTTAAATCGCGTGCCGATATCGATTGCCTGGCTAAATTGTGCCTTTACCTCTGCATATGTAGCCTCTTTCGGTGAAACGTTGAATTCGGCAGCTCTCAAAATCAAATATGGTCTGCTCGCTGTGACGGCGAATGTTTCCGTCATAATCGCATCTGCCATAATATACGCTTCAGCGATTTCTACCGCCGCCGGCGCCAGGGCGTCATAAATGATGCTCCCTTCGCGTTTATCGTATTCATCGGGCACATTTTTTAACAGTCGCTTCAAAATGACGGGGAACGTCTGTGATTCAAACAATATTTTCCACCACCTTTTCAATGTCGTTAACGTCGCCGTATATCGTGGACACATCAAAATGAACGGCGACGTCCCCGTGAGTGTGAGAAAATGAAAAGTTCCTCACCTCTGTAATACGGTCGTCTGCCAGCAGTGCATCTTCAATGCGACGCTTGATTTCTGCGTATACCCACGGTATGGGCTTGCCGAATAAATCTTGAAGCTCGATGCCGTAATCCCAGGAGTAAATAATGTATCGGTATCGTTCGGTATTGATGATCTTATAGATGGCCTGCTTCATGGCCTCTATGCCGTCGCAAAATCCACGGATTTGCCCGTCTGATTCATAGCGGACGCGATATGTGTACGACGGCTGCGTGGTCTCCTTTTGAATTTCCGTTCCGGCCGTTGAAAACGTTGGCCCGTCCGGCAATGTAGTTGCTGCCATAACGCTCACCTCTTATCTGTCACTGCATCCGGTATCCGGGTTGTAATCGCGGTCTATCACTATATAGTGCTGGCCGCCCTCGCATCGACCCAGGATGACCTTATCGCCAACTTTCAGCTCATTATGCACGCGGTAATGCTTCGTGCCCTTATAGCCATGATGGTGGCTTTCATATGCCGCGTCGCCGCTACCACCGGCCGTGTCTTCTGTAATGTGGTCCACATCCATCGTGGCCGTCCAGCACGTCGTATTTTTCGTAAGCGAAAGGTTCTCCGCGGGTATCGGCAATTTGTTTTCCAGCTCGATAATGAGCGGATTGACAGACGTCGCAGTGCCCCTTAAAAAATTGGCCGTGCCGCCGGCTTGAACGGCTTCCATGGCCGCCTCCTTGATGAGCCGTAACAATTTGACGCCATCGTTTGGCATACTATCACCTACCCTAAATTCGTATGGATGACTGTAACAGGTGCGTCCCCATTGGTCCAGGCATAATTTACATTGCCGTAGTGGTGCAACGTGTCACCTCTGTCAGATGAATTGCCCCAACAGCCGCCGGCCCCGTCAGCTACGACGGTATGCTCGTTGTTGGCATATAAAAGCAAATCGCCCTTTGCGGCATTATATCCGTTATAGGTTTCTACGGTGCATCCGCTACCGGATTGTTCCGCCCATGCTACCAGGTCATCGCCGTTATTCATGTCGCTATTGTATAAATCCACAAATCGTTGGTCTGCCCCGGCCAGCACGGCCATGGACGCCCGGACGCATCCGTTGTATCCAAAATAACTGCCAGATAAACTATTTGCGCTTGCGTCCACCAGGGAGATGCCACCGCTGTTGTTGAATGTGCCGGCATATGTAGGCGATTCAATGCCCAGTTCCCCACTATTGATTTCATCCATAATGGCCGTCGCACTTTCGGCCCGGCCTCCAGATGCATAGCTGTCTTCGCCACTGATTTCGATGTTATTGTTGAACCAGTCCGCCGCTGCTTCTGGTGATGTATCGGGAATCTGGCCACGAAGGTCGCCGTTTTCTACCATCGTTACATAGTAGATCTGGTTCTGGTTATTTTCGTATTCCATGCCATTTTTATCGCACCATGCCGTATACCCGGACCAGCGGTCATTATCCAACTGAAACAGCCCGGTATGGTCGCCATTCGACGCGCTCGGAGAATAATCTGTATCTTCATGCCGGATATTGGCCAGGATGCCAGCAGACTGGTTGTCCGTAAATCCCAGCGAACGTAAATAACTATATGCCCCCTGTTCGTCGGCGCTGTACTGCCCGGAGCCACTATATGCATTCCCGCTGGCCGATTTGGCAGCCGTTTCTGCTGCTTGAATCTTTTTGAGTACCGCCGCGTCATTATCATATGTGACGGCATAGTTACCAGCGCGTTCAGCATACAGCATATCCAAGTCCATAAGGTGACTGTTTTCCGTGAAATGGTGTGTTACAGCTGATACCATCAAATAGTTATTGACAGCGATATCGCCGAAATTGAATCGAATAAAAAGTCTGGTGCCGCCGCGTACCCGGACGTCACCGATAACGCCTTTTAGCTTGATTTCTCGCGTTTTTGCATCATGGAGCGATAAATAGTGCTTCGCCTGCTCAATGGGTGTAGCATTTTTATCGTCTGGGCGAATGACATACTGAAGACGTCCCCATTGCCTCATGGTTTCATCGTCCCGGACTTCACCGGTTCGCACCCAGGTCTTACGGTTGGCTTCCGGCACGTCACGGACGATTTTTACCATATTGCAGGTGTCTTTGTCGATGCTGGTTGTATACGTGTAATTTGACGTCACATCTGCATCAATCAGGCAGTCCAGCGTCATCTCGGACCCCATGACGTTTTGGAGCTTGATTTTGCCACCATCGTCATACAATTCGTAAATCGGATGCCCTGGCCCGTATATCGTCGTAAATGCCAGGGCGTATGAGATAATGTCGGCCAGGGTTTTGTTATCATCGATGTGGGAACAGCGCACCTGTGTATGCGCCAGGCCGTCACCGTCAGCAACGGTTAAATTATAATCGTCGCAAATCATCTTGATCAGTTCGCTGGCCGTCTTTGAGTTATAGACGTAGCAGTCTTTATTTTTGAGATAGCGTAATTGGTCATACGCCGTAACGGATATAATTGCCTCCCGGTCCCGGCTCTTCTCGAACACGAATCCATAGAAAACAATGGTGCTGTTGACTTTGAACTGCACCCGGTCGCCTTCCTGGAAGTTCAGCGTGTCATCTTTGGGGACTTTGAACTTGAGTGTAGCCGGCACCATATCCCGGCCGCGCGTCAGTTCTACGCCATCAACCGGCGATACGAGGTATGCCGTATCCGTATTCTTTTGTTCCGGCTTCTGCTGGCTCGTTACACTGACCGTGACCCCGTCTTGTGTGGTGGTCGTGCTTGTCTGCGATTTGGCCGTATCACTATATGTCTTTTGCGGGATGATGAGCAGTTCGTAGGCAATTGTCGGATGCGTCTGTTGGGACGCCGTTACCCCGGTTCCCTGCTGCGTGTTCGCTGTCCCTACGGGATTGGCTAGGTC